GCCAGTAATTAACGCCACTAGGCAATCCTGATTATCGCATTGTTAGCGTCGTTTGCCGGATACTGAATCGTAAAGTCACCCGCACTGGATGACTTGTCTCCGCCAAAGTTAATTACCGCTACAGCGGGATCTGCCGCGTGATTTGTAGTAGATCCTGTGCCAGCAGTGCCTAACGTGCTGTTATAGATCAAAGCGCCTCGCGCATTGCTGATGGTGGACGAAGAAAATGTCGTATCAGCAAAATCAACAAAAGCCGTAGGAACAGAACTACTGTTATCCCCAAGTCCAATGGTCACACTGCCAAGAGCGGCTCCCCCAGCGGAGTAATTTGTGCCAGAAACCTCATTGCTGGTTGTGTAGCCAGTAGTGTCCGCGTCGATGGACGAACTATTGGTAAACATAGCAACCTTAAAGGTGTCCGCTGAAATAGCACTAGATCCCGTTCTCGTGTGAGCGGTCAAAAAATGTATCCCGGCAAGTATTTCTCTTTTGAAAGTTCCGCACATTGCGGATGATCCAACAGCCATTTTATAGTCTCCTTATAATTTCAGCCAAGTCATCTTGACCTTGCTTCTTCATCAAAGCCCAAATTGTGGTTCGTTCGCTCTGGGCCATCCTATTCATATAAAAAATAAGTATCTCCTTCAACTTATCTCTATGTGCTATCGCTTGATCCCGTATAACCGGAGGAGCGTCATTAGACACAACCATGATCTTGTTCATAGCCATTTCAGCCATTTCTTCGGGAGAATGTCCTCTATCAGTTGTCGTAAACACCAAAGCGTCTGGTATCGCCGTATGACTTTCACTATCTAACATTAAGCAACGTCCCTCCTAACGCGGTCATATCTATACTGGTCTCTAGTCTGGAGACCCTCGCCCAGATTCTTGAGCCATTGCAAGGCTTCTTGAAATCTTGCGTTGTAAAGCTGCAATATATCCGCTTCACCTTTCATAAATGTGTAGGCTTCCACCAAACTACCGTACAAGAGTGCTAGTTCCGCGTTGGTTCCTAGCCAGCTTGTTCCGTCAGCACTAGTTGTAATAGAGGTAGGCCGATAAAAATAATGAAGTTCTACCGAATAGTTACTATCGGGCGTAGGAGCCAATAAAAACGTATCTTCATTCCAATCCGCGTAATAAATAGGAGTTCCTGTAGTAGCAGGGTTTGGAGTGTAGTCTTGTAAAGACGTTACCTGTTTATAAAGAAGAAACTCTTTGTTTGAGGAATTGATAATACTAAGAGAGTTCTGAGACAAAAAATCGGTAGGTTTAGAAAGATACTGATTTCCAGAAGATGTAACGCCCTGCGAGTTTTTCCTAAAAACATCAAGCTGGCACTCTTTTAGAATACGTTCTTCTGAGTTAAGAATGAATCGAGGCAACTGACTCACGAATGTCGTCTCAGTGCTTTGAACGTAATCCTGTATCGCTGTTTTTAGCGTGGTAAATGTGTATGCCATCTAGAGTTCTCCGCTAGGTTATGTATCCATTACCCAAATCAACGACAGGCAACGCGGGTAGGGTTACGGGACCAGCAGAAGAAACTCCTCCTCCGCCACTTAAATTTCCAACGGTTGCTGTTCCGCTTGAGGCGGAAAATGTATAGAAATCAGCGTCGGGGTCACCGTCGCTGTCAGTCGGAACGGTTATGGAATATCCACTAGCAGATTCTATAACGGCTTCTGTAAACCCATCAAAGGCTTCAACGGATCTAAATCTAACTGTGTCTCCTGTAGACCTTCCATGGCCTGGTTCATTAACGGTTATAATTGCCGATCCGCTGGACCCAGATCTAAAGGCGTTTAGAGGTAGAACAGCAGCCACCTCCGGTTCTGTTCTTGCTGGCCGGCTCACACGCAAAGCTTCTGGATCCGCCCTAACTCTCTTTGGCGCTAGTTGAGGCTGTTTCGATTCATACTCGTCAGGTCCTACGAGCATTCCATTCCATTCTATAAGCATACGCCGAAGAGGGTATGCTCTACCGGAACGGTCGGATACTCCTTTTGCATATTTTCCTGAAGCGTATCGAGACATTTTAGATACTTAACGACGAGAAGCTGGGAACCAAACGAAGACCTGTTCTTTCGCTATCCTCTGACGCGGCTCTTTGAAACTCCTCATCATAAATAGCTTTCAAAAATTGGATTCTGTCCGGAGACCTTTTGATAGCAAGATAGTAGGATAACCCAGCTGTTAAGCACGGTAGAAAACGAAAAGGAATATCCGGATTGTTTACACCAGCATCGGCGTCTTGGATTCTTTTCACCCGATAATAAATTAACTGATCCGTGGAGTTTTCCGGAGACGGCCAAAGGCTAATTCTAGGAGTGATCTGACGGTCAATATAAAATTGAGATGGACGACCCTGTGTGGTTTTGTCAGGCGTATCTATGTAATCGCCTCTGCTTATTCTACTAATTCCTATATCAGATCCGCTTCGTCGTACCACAGCCTCGAGAATGTCAACCGTAGCCTGCACATCAGCTAAACTGGGATCAGCCGAGATAGTTGTAGAAACGCCAGACTCATCGCTTGCTGCGCTTGTAATGGTCTCTCCGGCAGTGAATGAGCCAGATGGAATAGTGATTGTTATGGTAGTAGAACTAGGCTTTGATATAACTTGAGCCGTTGTTCCGCTAGCTGATCCGGTTATGGTTCTTCCGACAAGAAGATTTGTTGAAGACCCAACCGTAGCCGTTATTACTCCCAGAGGATATGTGGCTACGGAAGAGCTCGTAGAGTATTGAGCAAGGGACTGCGTGATCTCTTCAACAGTCCATAAATTAAGACCTCTATTTGCCCACTCTGCGAATAAAAGGTTTAAAGATCGACGCGCTGTCTTAGCGTCATACCCTGTTCTGAACTCTAGACCACAACGTTCAAAGGCCTCTTCGGTTATCTCGGCCATGTCTAGGTTAAAATCAACCGAACCAGAAGTTGCCATAATTAATTCCTATCCAAAAAGAGCCAACCGTACACCAACAGCTAGTTGACCTAGTATCAAAATACCTACACCCCACAGAATCCTGGTAATGAGGTCAAGAGACTTCTGAACGTGATGAAGATCATTCGTCTTTATGATATGTATCCTCTCCGAGAGGAGCTTTATATCCCCCTGTATCTTGACAAGCTCTAGCTCATTCTTTCTGTCAAGACTATCAGACATAGCACTTAGTACTGCTTCAAGCAGTGCAGGACGATAGAGTACGTATCGCCGTCACTGTGTCCTACCGTAGTGAGTTGGATGTCTCCTGTATTGCCGCCAGCGGCTGCAACATTAGGAAGACCGCTCATGTCTGAATAATCCAAGGTGTCCGAATAGTCTGCGGGAAGTTGCGCTGCGATAACATCCGTAGTCGCATCCCAAAGAAGTTTTACGCCCATGCCCACGTTTGTAAACGTAATTTGTTTGATGCGGACGCCCGTGCAAGCAGTGCCGTCCTGCAAAGCTGAGAGTTCCGATACGTCTACTTTAGTCACGGCGGCTTCGCCCACTCCATCGCTGGTGTTTGTCAAATAGAACACAGCTTCTCTGGGGCCGTCTATTACCGTTGTAACCGTTACAGCATCAGCCATATCTTGATTCTCCTACGTAAGTAAGAGGCAGGGAGAATAACTCCCTGCCTAAACCGTCAGCCATTATCGAAATCAACATTCATGCCAGTAATTCGGATCCAAATCTTACCCGCCGTGTACGCCGCATTTGTTGCATCACCTTGCACAAGGTAGATATACTTTTTGGACAAAGCAGCCATAACGGCTCCGGCATCGACAGAGTTATAGTAACCTAGGGTAAGGTCGCCGTTGTTCATCATTTGAGTTCCTGTGGCAACCGCAGAACCAGAAGCAGTGGTTCCTGTAGCAGAAATATCTACGTTAATGTCTGGGTCACCACCAGTTGGTACTTCTACGCAACCAAACTCAAGAAGAATAGGAATACCATTAACTTCTTTAGTAAGCTCTGCAATGTAAGCGTTTGCATCTGTTCCGTTACCAATAATCCTGTCAGCGGTGGCCGAACCATCAAATCCACCGTGAAGGTCAATGAGGATTGAAGTTACAATGGTTCCACCAACCTTATTTACAAAAGTGTTGATGGCTGCGTCTGGAATACCAGAACCATGAGCATTAGGGGTAATACCAAAAATGGTAGCACCAGTATCCAAACTAGCGTTATTGGCACCGGCAGCAGTCGCCGTTCCTGAAAAACCATTCGTATCAACAACATTGTTGATCCCAGAAGTGGCAACTGTCTGAAGCTCAAACTGCTTCTGCGTTACCGTTCCAGTAGTGGCATTTGTTGTAATCTGTTGAAAGCCGTTTTGGGAACGGACGGGACCGTTAAAAGTCGTATTAGCCATGAGTATCTCCTGTCTTGGCTAGTGTCAGTCGCACAATGCAACTGTCAGGGATAACTTATTATATAATAAAAAAAGGGGGGTAGCAAGTACCCCCCTCTTAATNCTTGATTTAGGCTCCGGGCGAACCAAAAATCCCAAGCGGATCAGAAACACCGAACGAATAACGCTCGCGTGCCTTGTAACGACTATTACCTGTGTCAAAGTCAGCATCCATAGATGTCTGCATCGGAGTACGGGTAAAGTGTTTCAAACCATTTGGAACGTCGGTCATAAGGAACCAAGCATCCGTATCCGTCAGATAATGGTTGATCGCATAACCTTCAGGAATAGCACCGTTATTCTTGAGAGCATTGAGATCATTATCTGCCGTGTTTACACGTCCCTCGGTCTCCAACAGCCGCGTAGCAACAAACTGCAACGCAGACGGGATAACGAGTTTCTTAGGACGAGCCGCAATAAGCAGCCCACGTTCGTCCGTCCAACCACCAATCTGG